TTAATAGTAATGAACGTTTTGAATGTGAAGGTGTGGTTTATGTTGCTCATAGTTTGAAAGACCCATATCACCTTACATGGGAACATAAAAAGTATATGGTAGAGTTTTTAAAAACTGACTATACTCATTATGTTTATCTTGAAGATGATATGGAAATTACCAAACAAACAATGGATTACTGGATTGAAACAAGGCAACTGTTTAAAGAAAACAATGCCAACTTCTTACCAGCAATACACCGAATAGAATATGATAATGATGGTGTTCCGTATTCATTAGATTGTACCAAAAAAATTAACTTTATTAATCTTCAAAAAGTAATGATTGGTGATCAAGCATTTGCTTCTTTACCTGAACCCTATCAAGGTATGTTTATTATGGATCGAGAGTTGGTTCAAGAACACATGAACACACAATCATATTATATTGGCCAAAACAGAGGCTATGGTATCAGGGAATCGGCAAATTTAGGAAATATGTATGAAAATGTTCCTGATGGGTTTAGTCATCGAGCTTTGGTACCTTTAGAAAAATTTGAAAGATGTTGGGTTCATCATAATTCTAATAACTATCAAGCCAACCTAAATACTCCTCATGCTAAAATAAAAATAGAAGAATTATTTAATGGCAATTAAGAAAATCAAAACCAAAAACAGTTTGTCGGTTATTGGATAAAAAAGAAATGTCTATGGGTAATTTTATGAATTGGTATAAAAATAATGGCTAAGCCAAATAAAGAATCTTACCGTGATAATATTTTATTAAAACGTACAGGCGTTCAAGTAAATTATACAAAAGAACAGTTTGATGAATACGTCAAGTGTGCTAAAGATCCAATTTACTTTGCCAAATATATTAAAATCATTACACTAGATGATGGTCTTGTTCCTTTTGAAATGTATGATTTTCAAAGGGACATGATTAAAACTTTCCATGATAATCGTTTTGTTATCACTAAGTGTCCTCGTCAGGTTGGTAAAACAACCACGGCAGTTGCATATCTTCTTTGGACAATCCTTTTTCACGATTCACAATCTGTTGCTGTTCTTGCTAACCGAGGTAATACGGCTCGTGGTATTCTTGGTAAACTCCAATTGGCGTATGAAAATCTTCCAATGTGGATGCAACAAGGTGTTGTTGAGTGGAACAAAGGTCGTGTAGAATTAGAAAACGGATCAGTCATTATTGCTGATTCCACTTCATCCGCAGCATCTCGTTCCGGATCATTTAATATTGTATTCTTGGACGAGTTCGCTTTCGTACCATCTAATATTGCTTCTGAATTTATTACTTCAGTATATCCTGTGATTACTGCTGGTACTAAAACAAAGATTATTATTGTTTCTACTCCTAACGGCATGAATTTATTTTATAAGATTTGGATGGATGCCGTCAACAAACGAAACAATTATGTGCCTTTTGAAATTCATTGGTCACAAGTTCCTGGTCGTGATGAAGCGTGGATGGAAGAAACCATCAAGAATACCAGTCAGCGACAGTTTGACCAAGAGTTTAATACTCAATTCTTAGGTTCTTCAAATACCCTTGTTTCTGGATTAAAACTTCAACAGTTGGCATACCAAGAACCTGTGGCTGAACACGATTTGATGAAAATCTATAAACAGCCGGTCAAAGGTAACGATGAAAATATAAAAGACCATTTATATGCTCTTTGGGTGGATGTATCAGAAGGTAAAAACTTGGATTGTTCCACATTCTCGGTAATTGATATTTCATCAACACCATATGAACAAGTAGCAACCTATAAATCATCGTCAATCTCACCTATACTCTTTCCTACAGTTATCTACAATGCCGCACGACTGTATAATGATGCTTATATTTTGGTTGAAATTAATAATACTCCACAAGTTGCAGATATTCTACACCAAGACCTTGAGTACGAAAATCTTTGGAAAGTCTTTACAGGTAATAAAAAACCACAGCAATTATCGGCTGGGTTTGCCAGAGGTGTTCAATTAGGACTGAAAATGTCTCCACAGGTCAAACGAATTGGTTGTTCCAATCTAAAAACCTTGATTGAAGGTAACAAGTTAATTATTAACGATTTTGATACTATTTCAGAATTGACTACGTTTGTAGCTAAAAAGAATTCATTTGCGGCAGAAGATGATGCCAATGATGATATGGTTATGGGTTTAGTGATGTTTGCTTGGGCGACCACACAAAAATATTTTAGAGAAATTGTTAACCACGACATACGGAAACAACTTCAACTTGAAAATATGAATCAGGCTGACCAAGAAAATTTACCAGAACCTATTATTGAAGATGGTTTACAACATGAATTTATAATGGAAGGTGGTGATGTGTGGGAAAAAGCCGATTCTGGTGAAACTTATGCCGGTTATTTTAGAGAATTGGCCAGGTAATATCTAAATCCAGACTTACATAAATATTCGTATGGTAATCTAACTGCCAAATAAATCATATTTTTCAAGGAGAAAAAAATGGCGTTTCAAATCTCTCCAGGTGTAAATGTATCTGAAGTTGACTTAACCACAGTCGTTCCTTCAGTACTAACTACAGCCGGTGCTTTTGTTGGAAACTTTCAATGGGGTCCAGCATTTCAAAGAATTACTTGTCCAGATGAAGTTTCTTTAGTAAATACATTTGGCCAACCAGATAGTAACACATACATTTCATTTTTTACCGCTGCTTCTTTTTTAGCATATGGTAATAATTTAAAAGTTGTTCGTGCAATTGGTGCTAATGCAAGAAATTCTGATGCTAATACTTCTAGCAATTTTAATCCAATAATTACAAATACTAGCACATTTACCTACACTTTATTAAACACAAATAACAATAATTTATATGGCGCTTTTGCTGGTCGATATGCTGGATCTTTAGGTAATTCAATTACTGTTTCTACGATTGATGCAGGAGCTGGTGCGGCTGCATTTGCTGCTTGGAATGTAAACGGTTTAGGAGTTTCTTCTTTGTTTAATGGTGCTCCAGGAACATCAACTGACGTTCTTGCTGCTGGTGGTGCTAATGATGAAATTCATATTGTTGTCGTTGATACTGGCGGCGCAATTACTGGCGTTAAAAATACCGTTCTTGAAACTTTTCCATATTTGTCAAAAGCTCTTGATTCCAATGATGCATTAGGCAATTCAAATTATTACAAAAATTACATTTTCAACAATTCAAAATACATTTATGCTGTTGATCCTGTTGATTATGCAAATAATGTTTTGACATGGGGTAAAACCATGGCAAACACATCTTATGGTACAACAAGTTCTGCGCAAGTGTTTACTTTGACTGGTGGTGTAGATGATCAGCCAAGCGATGCTAATACCACAACAGCTTGGTCTCGTTTTGCTAGCGCTCAAGATGCTGATATTTCTTTAGTTATTACAGGTAATGCTGATGTAACAGTTCAACAATATGTTATTGATAATATTGTTACTTCTCGTAAAGATTGTATTGCATTCCTTTCTCCACCATCTTCAGCTGTTATTAACCAAACTGGTATTGAAGCTAACAACATTATCACATGGAACACATCGTTAGCTCGATCAACATCCTATGCTTTTGCTGATTCAGGTTGGAAATATATGTTTGACAAATATAACAACGTATACCGTTATGTTCCATTAAATGGTGATACTGCCGGTCTTTGCGTTAATACCGATAATGTTGCTGATCCTTGGTTCTCTCCTGCTGGATTTAACCGTGGTAATTTGAAGAATGTTGTTCGTCTAGCTTGGAATCCAAACAAAACATACAGAGATCAATTATACGCTATTGGTATTAATCCTGTTGTAACTTTCCCAGGACAAGGAACAATCCTTTATGGTGATAAGACATTACAATCTAAACCTTCAGCATTTGATCGTATTAATGTTCGTAGATTGTTTATTGTATTAGAAAAAGCAATTTCTACGGCATCACAATATTCATTGTTTGAATTTAATGATGACTTTACTCGTGCTAACTTTTCCGCATTGGTAACTCCATTTTTACGAGATGTAAAAGGTCGCCGTGGTATTACCGACTTCCGTGTTGTTTGTGATACTACAAATAATACTCAACAAGTTATTGATTCTAATCAATTTGTTGGTGATATTTACATTAAACCTGCTCGTTCTATTAACTTTATCCAGTTGAATTTTGTTGCCGTTAGAACAGGTGTTGATTTTACTGAAGTTGTTGGTAAAATCTAATAAATAGTTCAACGAATAGGAGAAAAAAATGGCATTCAATGTAGCAGAATTTAGATCAAATTTAATAGGTGATGGCGCTCGGCCCAACCTTTTTAATGTTACTTTAGCATTTCCAGCGTTAGTAAGTTCAGGCACTGCAGCTGCCAAAAAAGCCACATTTATGGTTAAATCAGCTCAATTACCTGGTTCTACTGTTGGTACGGTTCCTTTATATTATTTTGGTCGTGAAACCAAATTTGCTGGTAACAGAACATTCGCCGATTGGACAGTAACAATCATTAATGATGAAGATTTCTTGATTCGCACTGCTTTAGAAAGCTGGATGAGCACCATTAATAGTCATGCTGGAAATGTCAGAAATGGGTCAGCCGACACACCTTCTGGTTATACATCTGACGCTATGGTTTCTCAGTATAACAAAACCGGTACTAGCATTCAAGACTATACTTTTGTTGGAATGTTTCCGGTTGATTTGGCACCAATTGATTTAGATTGGGGTTCAAATGATACAATCGAAGAATATTCAGTAACATTTGCATACCAATACTGGACAAACGCCAACAGTACCGACAATTAATGTATATTATTTTACGGAGAGGGCTACGGCTCTCTCCATTATGTTTTTTTGAATTGGAATAAACAATATGGCAGCTAATAAATTTTCACTTTTTGGTTTTACGATTGCACGAGCTAAGTCAGAAGATGACGCTGGAGTGCAACAATCTTTTACACCCCCAACAAACGATGATGGCGCATTAACAATCACATCAGCCGCTTATTATGGTACATATGTTGATCTAGATGGTACAGCAAAAAATGAAGTAGAGCTTATTTCTCGTTATCGTGAGATGGCTATGCAACCAGAAATTGAATCGGCAATCGATGATATTATTGGTGAAGCCATTTGTCAAGATGACGATGGGCAAAATATTAAAATTGTTTTGGATAATTTAAACCAACCAGAAAAAATTAAAGCGGCAATTCGTAGTGAATTTCTTAATATTTTAAAGCTTTTAAATTATAATAATTTGGCTCAAGATATTTTTCGTAGATATTATGTTGATGGTAAAATGTATTACCATATTATTGTTGACCGTGAAAACCCAGCACAAGGCATTAAAGAATTACGATACGTTGATCCACGCAAACTTAAAAAAGTGCGTGAGGTTAAAAAGAAGAAAGATGAACGTACCGGCGTAGAGGTAATGAACGTTATTAATGAATATTATATTTTTAATGATAAAGTTACTACTGGTTCTTCTAGCAATTTTGGTCCTGTTGGTGTTCGTATTACCACAGATTCCATCATTTCGGTTGTTTCTGGTCTTATGGATTCTCGCAGAGCTGTTGTATTATCTTATCTTCACAAGGCAATCAAACCGTTAAACCAATTAAGGATGATCGAAGATGCTACAGTCATTTATCGTATCAGTCGTGCTCCCGAGCGCCGCATTTTCTATATTGATGTGGGTAACTTACCAAAGTTAAAAGCCGAACAATATCTCCGTGATATTATGGTCAAGTATAAAAACAAACTTGTTTATGATGCCAACACAGGTGAAGTTCGTGATGATCGTAAGTTTTTATCAATGATGGAAGATTTTTGGTTGCCTCGCCGTGAAGGTGGAAAAGGTACAGAAATCACCACGTTACCTGGTGGCCAAAACTTAGGTGAGTTAGAAGATGTTAAATATTTTGAAAAGAAACTGTACAAAGCTCTTAATGTTCCTGTATCTCGTTTAAATCCAGAAAGTTCTGGTTTTTCATTGGGTCGTACCAATGAAATTACTCGTGACGAATTAAAGTTTGCTAAATTTGTAGACCGTTTACGCAATAAGTTTGCTGATTTATTTGATCAAGCACTCCGTGTCCAATGTGTTCTTAAAGGTATTTGTACTAATGAGGAATGGAACGATTTTAAAGAATATGTATATTATGATTTTATTAAAGACAACAACTTTACCGAACTTAAAGATGCCGAATTAATGAAAGAACGATTAACATTATTATCTAATGTTGATCCATATACAGGTCGTTATTTTTCACAAGCTTGGATTCAAAGAAATGTATTGCGTTTAACTGATGATGAAATTAAAACAATGCAAGGCGAAATTGATGAAGAAAAAGAAATGGGGCTTGGTTTGCCGGTAGGAGTAATGAATGATGTGGCACAACAACAAATGATGTCTAACGTACCACAACAACCAGAAAATCCTGCTGATAAAGAATATGAACAACAAAATGAAGCAACAGTAACAAAACTTAAACGTATATTATAAATATTTAATTGGAGATAAAAATGGCAGATTATTCAACACGCAACATTATTGATTACGCACAAGATGACGATGGCGTAAAATTTAGAGAAGCTTTATATGCTTCCATTCACGATAAAGTTGCTGCTCATATTGAAATGGCTAAACAAGGAATTGCACAAAATTTAATTACTCCAAACGAAGAATTGGAAGAATTAGAAGTATCACAAGAAGTAGAACAGGAAGCTTCTGGTGAAAAAGCTTAAAGATTTTTCTATAAACGAAAAAATTGATCTACCAAAAGAGGTAGAGAGTGTTGTCGTTTCCGAAGAGGATCGCCATAAAAACATGGATCCTCCAAATATTTTAATTATGCGGAGAAAGTCAATTAGACAGTTTCCAAATAATCAACGAGTTGCTTTGTATTTTGTGGATAAGATTAATAAATATGTAACAGTACCATATACAGCCATGCAATGGTCAACTTCCACACCAGAAGAATATGAACTTTCTGGTGAAATGATTGAAGAAGATGTGATGGTTCGTTTAGAAGAAATTGTTGAAAATCGGAGATCGAGAGTTATTACGTTTGAAGATGGTAAAACAATGTTGGTTGGTGTTTCTATAGCTGAGACCATTTTAAAAGTTTATGGTGCCTTAAATGAAAACAACCAAGAAAAATTGGCTAAAATGGCAAATGAAAGTAAAGAACAATTTAGTAAAGTTATTGACTTTACTAATAAAAATTTAAAATAGGATAGAAAATGGCAAACAAATTTACATATCAAGTATTGAGAGATACCACGACCGATGCTGTTATTAAAATAACTGGCCAGTTTGATGGTTCAACAGGAAATGAAGCAAACAATGCTCGTATTCAAGCAAATACTTTGTATGGTGCTTTGGATGCAAATAGTGTGCCGTTAAGAAGCTCTTTAAGTGTTAGTAATACTGCCTTACCTTACTATAATCTACAGGTAACTGGCGCACAGTATTTTGTGAGTATGGGAACTTCAACTCCTCCTGGTTCCGTTGAGTTATTTTGGTCGGGCAACACTACGGCGAACAATGCTACCATTTTCTATTTAAACGGTAACGGCGAATTTGGTAGTCAACAAAATCCGGCCATTATTAATAATGCCACAAATCCAAACGGAAATTTAGGAATTAATACTTACGGTGTAACTGCAAATACAGCATACACTTTAATTATTAATTTACGAAAAGATAACGCTCATTATCAACGTGGTCAGTTTAATGATCCAGCGGCATTTAATTATGGTGTTTATGGTATTTCTGGCAATAAACAGTAATGCAAGATTTTGTTTCAAAACTTCTATCTAATAAGGTTGTAGAAGCTAGAAGTTTATTAAATGATAGAATTAAAGATTTGGTTAATGAAAAACTTGACCAAATTAAAATACAAATTGCTACTGAATTGTATAAAAATGTTGGTGTAATTTTAGAAGTTAGTAGTACTACAAGGCGATCAAATGTTATACGCCAAGGACGAACAAAGTTAATTAAATTTAGAGTCCGTAAAGGTAAAATACAAAGAGGTAAAAAGTTTTCGGCAGTAAAAGGTTATACAATTCGTGGTGGTCATTTGGTTAGAATGATGCCGGCAGAAAAACGGCATCGCCAAATTGCAGCACGAAGAGCGAAGTTTAAAAAGGCATCTAAGTTAAAGCAGTCACTAAGAAAAAGAAGAATGTCTACAATTAAAAGAAGGTCAGTAGGATTATGAAACTTATTAAAGAAATTAACGAAACGGTAAATTATATTACCGAAGGCGCAGACGGTAAAAAAGAACTTTTTATTGAAGGTCCTTTTTTGGTGTCCGAAAAGAAAAACAAAAACGGTCGTTTATATGAATACAATACGATGAAAAAAGAAGTTCATCGTTACACAGAAGAATATATTAATAAAAACCGTGCTTTTGGTGAATTAGGTCATCCTGAAACACCAACAATTAATCTGGACCGTGTTGCCATTCTTATTAAAGGCTTGCGTGAAGATGGTACTCAATGGATTGGTAAAGCTAAAGTTTTAGATACGCCAATGGGTAATATTGCTCGGCAACTCATTGAAGGTGGTGCACAATTAGGTGTATCTTCAAGAGGTATGGGTTCATTGAAAAATGTTAACGGTGTTAATGTTGTTCAAAACGATTTTTATCTAGCCACAGCGGCCGATATTGTAGCAGACCCTTCCGCACCTGGTGCTTTTGTACAAGGTATCATGGAAGGAAAAGAATGGATGTTAGTCAATGGTGTTTGGACTGAACAAGATCACTCTCAGGCAATTCGTCAGATTCGCCAAGCTTCACAAAAAGAGATAGAAGAAGTTAGTCTAAACATATTTGAAAACTTCATGAAAAAACTTTAAATATAAATATATCCAATAAATCAAGGAGATTTTCAAATGGGAAATTTTAATCTGTCAGAAGCCGCTCAACAAATTTTGGTTGGTGAGGGTTCTAAAGAAACTTTTGATGCAAATATTGCGTCTAAAAAAGGTCAGCGTGGTTCCGACAAACATCCAGACGGTGAAGTTGGTGCTGATAGGTTAGCTAGTAAAACCGCTTACGGCACAAATGATGCTGGCGAAATCGGTCAATCACCTGAAGAAGAAAAAGACGCTTTACCTGATTATTTAAAAGGCACTCCAAGCGCAACTCCTCCAGGAGCAACTCCTCCTGTTGGTGCTCAAGGTGACGGTGTAGGTGCGGCCGTTCCTTCTAATCAACCACAATCAACAATGGGAAGAAAAGACATCATGAATCCAGTTCAAACCGCTGCTACGGATTATTCTGCCATCCGTGATCGTATTGCCGGTAAAATTGCTCCACAAATGATGCAAGCAAATGCTGGTAGCGTAGGTATTCAATCTTATGGTGAAGATATTGATGCTTTAATGCAAGGTGAAAATCTTTCCGAAGAATTTAAAGCTAAAGCAACTACAATTTTTGAAGCTGCTGTTATGACCCGTGTTGACGCTATTGTTGAAGAAGTTGAAACACAACTAACAGAACAGTTTGAGGTTGCTATTGAACAAGTTAAAGAAGATTTGGCTGCTAAGGTTGATGATTACCTCAACTACATGGTAGAAGAATGGATGAAAGAAAATCAAATTGCTATTGAAAAAGGTCTCCGTGCCGAAATCGTAGAAGATTTTATTGGTGGTCTCCGTGATCTATTTGTAGAACATTACATTGACATTCCTGCCGACAAGGTAGATGTTGTTGAAGAATTAACTGCCAAAGTTGAAGAATTAGAAGGTTCACTAAACGAAGAAATTAATCGTGGCGTTGAACTTGCAAAAGAATTAAACGAACAAAAAAAGATTGAGGCTATCTACACAGCGTGTGAAGGCCTAACGCAAACTCAAGTAGAAAAAATGAAAGCGCTCGCAGAGAACGTAGAATATACTACTGAAGAAGATTTTGCCGCTAAACTAACGACTTTAAAAGATTCTTATTTTAAGTCAGATGTTAAAGCAGCAGATAACCTTGCATTAGATGAAGAAGTTCAAATTGAAGAAGAAAAGAAGATTGTAAAATCTGCTGATCCTTCAATGGACCTCTATGCTAAAACCATTTCACAAACCCTGGTAAAATAATACCAACCTTATAATAATAAAAAAAGGAAACAAAATGTATTTAACAGAAGAACTACAAAAAAAATGGCAGCCAGTTCTGGAACATCCAGAATTAGAAGCTATTAAAGACCCATACAAGAAAGCTGTTACCACAGTTATCTTGGAAAATCAACATCAAGCTATGGCTAAAGATCGTCAAGCCTTGAACGAAACTGCTGATGCTGGTCCTACCAACGTCACCGGTGGTGTTCAAAACTTTGACCCAATCTTAATCAGCTTGGTTCGCCGTTCGTTGCCTAATTTAATCGCTTATGACGTTGCTGGTGTACAACCAATGACAGGTCCTACTGGTTTGATTTTTGCAATGCGTGCTCGCTACAACACACAAACTGGTTCTGAGGCATTCTTCAACGAAGCCAACACAATGTTTACTGGCCAAGGCTCTGCCAACGGTTCATTCAACAACTACGGTTTTGTAGGCACAACAACTTCAGATACAGCTACCAGCGCTATTTCTAACGAATCTGCTAATGCCTTTACAACTGGTGTTGGTCTACAAACAGCTACTGCTGAATTCTTAGGCGCTGACGGTGCTAATGCATTCCAACAAATGGCCTTCTCTATTGAGAAAGTTACTGTTACTGCACAAAGCCGTGCTTTAAAAGCTGAATACTCATTAGAACTTGCACAAGACTTAAAAGCAATTCATGGTCTTGATGCAGAAACAGAATTGTCTAACATTCTGTCTACTGAGATTCTTGCCGAAATTAACCGTGAAGTTATCCGTACTATCTACACTACTGCTGTGTTAGGTGCTCAGTATGGTACAACTACTGCTGGTTATTTTGACTTAGATACCGATTCAAACGGTCGTTGGTCTGTTGAGCGTTTCAAAGGCTTGATTTTCCAAATTGAACGTGATGCTAACGTAATTGCTAAGCAAACTCGTAGAGGTAAAGGTAACGTAATGATTGTTTCTTCAGACGTAGCTTCTGCAATGGCTATGGCTGGTGTTCTTTCTTACACACCTGCTCTTCAAGCTGACTTACAAGTTGACGATACAGGCAACACATTCGCTGGTTTGTTACATGGTCGTATCAAAGTATACATCGACCCATATTTTGGTGGCTACACAAGCAACCAAGAGTTGGTAACCGTTGGATACAAAGGTTCGAGCCCATACGATGCTGGTTTGTTCTATTGCCCATATGTTCCATTACAAATGGTTCGTGCAGTTGACCAATTTACATTCCAACCAAAGATTGGTTTCAAAACTCGTTACGGAATGGTAGCCAACCCATTTGCTAATGGTTTGAGCCCATCTAACGGTATTATCAATGCTCGTAGCAATGTGTACTATCGTATTTTTGGTGTTAAGAACTTGATGTAATCTAAAAGTTCCCGTTAAGAGGAACATTTAAGAGAGACCACCGAGGTGGTCTCTTTTTTTTGGTTGATAAATAACCATATGACTGCTACACTAAGACAACCCCAAAATACCAATTACCTTCAACCGACCAAGTTTTTGTTAACTTTTGATCGGTTAGGAGATGTTCAATATTTTTGTCAATCGGTAAACATACCAGGAGTTAACCTTGGCCAAGCGCCATTTTCAACACCCATGTTGGATGTATTTGTGCCCGATACAAAAATGATATACAACCCTTTTTCCATTCATTTTACGGTAGATGAATCATTGAACAGTTGGCAACAATTACACCTTTGGTTCCGTTCCATCGCAGCACCAACGGGTTTTGATGAACGGAATAGGTTAACAGCACTACAAAACCAATATAATGGTAATAACACCAAAAAGAATTATTCGGATGCCACTTTGACAATTTTATCAGCATTGAATAATCCTATTCTTCGTGTAAAATTTTATAATGTTTTTCCTATTACTTTGTCAGACATTATTTTTGATACCACACAATCAGCAGATGACATTATTACTTCCGATGCGGTTTTTGTGTTTGATTATTTTGACTTTGAAAAAGCTTGACAATTAATACAGTTTGTGTTATTATGAAGATTTGGTGTTAACTTTTTTGAACATATTATGGAAAATCTAGAACAAGTATTGAAACATTGGGAAAAAGACACACTTATTGATCAGACAGAACCTGGCAAAGAGTTGTTAAAGATTCCAACACTACACAACAAATATCTCAGTATTTTGACTAAACACAAAATTGCCTCAAAGAAGGCACATTTTGATTATCTCCGTATGCGGAAAGTTCGTTTGGATTATTATGCTGGAAGATTAAGCCAAGAAGAACTACAAGAATATGGATGGGAACCTTTTCAATTTGTTTTAAAAACCGATATCAATGCTTACCTTGAAGCAGATGATTATTTGATTAAGTTGTTAGAAAAGAAAGTATACCATGAAGAAACGGTATCAGTTATCGAATCTATTATGAGTGAATTAAAACAACGAACTTGGCAGTTGCGTGACTTTATTGGATGGGAGAAATTTATTGGCGGCCAGTGATTTAATAATATCCAAAAAGAATGAAGTATTTGTTAAGATATCTTGTGAAAAACATTTAGCACAAGAGTTGTCTGAGTATTTCACATTCTTTGTTCCTGGATATCAATTTGTTCCGGCATTCCGTAATCGGATTTGGGATGGAAAGATAAGACTTTTCAATCTACAAAGATTTACGTTGTATAATGGTTTACTTTCATATGTTGAATCTTTTTGTAAAGAAAGAGGATATACATACGAACTTCAGGATAATCTAGATGTTGAAGATGATTGTTCTGTTTATCATGCCAAAAAGTTTATTACTGAATTAAATATTCATGCTCGTGGTGAACCTTTAGAAGTAAGACAACACCAAATAGATGCTTATATTCATGCAATGCAAAAACGCCGAGCGTTATTGGTATCACCCACAGCATCCGGCAAATCACTTATCATTTATCTCATTTTTCAACAGTTATACAAATATCAAAAATTAAAAGGCCTTGTAATTGTTCCAACCACTTCTTTGGTTGAACAGTTGTATTCTGATTTTGCAGATTATAACAATAACTCCATGGAACCACAACTCCATAGAATTTACCAAGGCAAAGAAAAAGAATCTGATAAACCATTAATTATATCCACATGGCAATCTTTGTATAAAATGCCAAAAGAATATTTTGAACAGTTTGATTATATTATTGGTGACGAAGCACATTTATTCAAAGCACAATCTCTTACTACTATATTAACCGCTTGTGTTAATGCCAAATATCGATTTGGTCTAACAGGTACACTTGATG